ACAAGATACAAAAACCAAACAATAGCGAACAATTGGCACCCTGTTAGTCAGTGACCAGCACCCTTCATGTTGAGACACAATCGTTTCCATGAAAGGAATGAAATGGCCATTGACAATATGGTCCAGAGGCTGATTAAGGAACGGGATGGCAAGCTGGGTCTCATTGACCAGATTGCATCTGTTGCTGATGAAAATGGCCGGGACCTTTACGACACTGAAAATGAGACCATTGGCCAGGCACAGGAACGGGTCCGTTCCCTTAATGGCCAGATTGATCGGCTGACTCAGGACCTGGAACTGTCGCAATCAGCTAAGTCCCGAATCAGGACACTTGACCCCAGCATCATTGCTCAGGACTTCACTTATCGTTCAGCCGGCGAATACATGTGGGACCTGATTCACAAGAATGATGACCCTGATGCCCATATGCGACTCAATAAGTTCCATTCCCATTCCAGGGCTGCTGAACACATGGGACTGGATAAGGCCAATACCGTCCCAGTTGCTGGTGGCTTCAATGGTCTGACTTCCATTCCCACGCTGGGACCTGTGCTTGATCCATACCCTGCCAGCAGGCCACTGTTCACTGCCCTGGGTGCTCGCACGATTACCAGCCTGGAATTCCGTAGGCCCCGTATCGTTGACCCCAATTTCGCAACTGGTGTGGGGCCTGTCACTCAGGAAAAGAGTGAAATGCCTTCCAAGGCATGGGACATCCTTTCTGACACCCTGGTGGCAGAGAGGGTTGGTGGTTACATCAATGTCTCTGGTGTTCTGGAAGAGATGGTCGCTGGTTCATTGGACATGATTGTGTCCCACATGAATAAGCGCGTGGCTGCCCTGAGTGAATCCAGGGTGGTTGCTGAAATCAGCGAAACTGGGGCCACTGTCCCCCTTGCTGCTGATGCTTCCAGTGCTGACATTCTGGCTGCTATTGGGCAGGCAGTGACTCTGGTGGTTCAGGCCACCCAGCAGCTGCCCCAGTGGATTGCCATGGGTGCTGAAGGCTGGGGGAAACTGATTGGCACCAGCGATCTTGCTGGTAGGCCCATCCTGCCCCCCGTTGGCCCTGTGAATGCCCTGGGCACTGGTAACGCTAGTTCGTACAGTGCTTCCATTGCTGGACTGACTGCCATTGTCACCCCTGGCATTACAGATGCTTCTATGTATGTTGGCAACAGTTATGGGCTGGAAGTTTATGAACGGCCCATGCCCATGATGCAGGTTCTGGAACCCAGCGTTTATGGTCGTCAGGTTGGGGTTGCCACGTTCCTGGCTTTCTACCATCCCCCTACCACTGAAGCTGGACCTGGGAATGTTCCCCCTGCTGCCTATGACAGCATTGTGAAGATTGCCTGGGCCTAATCATGTCCAGCACATATTACGACACCAGTTATCCACCCAGCTTGTGGACTAGCACACCCAGCGATATTGGTGGTATTTCCCCCAGCACTGCTGCTGTTGGTGCTGCTGGGTTCGTAATCACTGTGAATGGTTCTGGCTTCACTGATGAATCTGTGGTCTCTTTTGATGGGGACCCCAGGCCAACCACTTTTGTCAGTGAATCCCAGGTGACTGCTGATGTTGCTGGGATTGTGGCACCAGCCAGGACAGTTGCAGTGACTGTTTCCACTGGTGGAACATTCCCCTTCACTGTCACCAGTGCTGGGGTCCAGCAGGCATCCAGTGCCACTGGGGCTGCCCGCACCCAGGTGGCACCAGACAGCCCCCAGGTGCCCCAGGACAGCCCTGGGGACCCTGGGGGCACTGATGTGCCCCAGGAACCACCTGAAGCCACAGAGGCTTCCTGAGTTGATGCCCCCAATGAATGCTGCCCCTGGATGCCCCAACCATCCAGGGGCAGCTTCATGGAATGGATGCAGTCATGTATGTCCTGCCAACTGAACTAGCAAAACAATTGGGCAAACCAGCCCTGGTGGATACGGTTCTTCCCTGCCGGTATTCACAGGGTTGCCCTGAGTCTTTCAGTGGACCTGTGGAAACAGCCTGATGCCACTTTTGGGATTGCTGGCATTGGGGAGACAGGCCCTGTGAGAATTGCCAGGGACCTAGTGGCACGGTATGACAGTCTGTTGATTCCCTATTACGACACCACTAATGGCTGGGGTGTTGCATGAAGCTGGAAAACGTCAGAACAGATTTGTATTCCACCCTTAGGGCTGCACTGGATGATGAAGTGTCAGTGGTGGATTCAATCCCTGATTCAGTGGCACCACCTTCAGTCTTTCTGGCCTGGGCAGAACCATGGCTGACCCCCAGCAGTTTCTGTCTCTACACCACAAACATCAATGTGATTGTGGTTGCCCAGCGCATTGAACCTGGGGGACAGTATGGGATTTTGGAAGGGCTGGTTTCCACAATCATCCCTGCCCTGAAATCCATTCCTGACTATGTGGTGAAAGATGCCAGTTCCCCCTATCCAATCACATTGGGTGGCGTGAATTATCTTGCCTGTTCCGTAAACCTGTCCTGTGAGATTGGAGAATAATAATGGCTGCCAGACCTGAGCGTTTGACTGACCCGTATATCACCCTGACCAATGCCAGCACTGAAGTTCAGCTGAAGTGCTTTTCTAAGGGCATTCATCTGTTGCCTGAAGAGGATTCAGCAGCTGCCACTTTCTGTGACCCCCTGGGCTATTCCTGGGTGCTGACTATTGACCTGCTGCAATCAGTGGGCGCTGACAGCCTGGATGAAGCCCTGTGGTCCCTGGGTGGTCCTGGCACTGTGGTTGATTTCGATTTTGCCTACTACGACGATTCAATTACCCCTGCCGGTATTGAGAATCCACACTGGACTGGGCAGGCCAGACTGACTGCCTGGGCACCTGTGGATGCTGGCATTAATGAGACCACTGAAATCAACCTGGAAATGACAGTGATTGGTGACGTGGTTCGCACCCCAGTTCCTGTTCCCCCGGTAGCCCTGGCCAATGCCTGATGTCAGCGTTTGATGAACTGACCCTGGGGGATGTGGATGAACTGCGAGATACCTGCCTGGGTGGAAAGAACATCAATGATGCTGATGTGGACCCATTGACATTGGCAGGTGCAGTTATGTGGGCAACCACCAGGAAGGATGACACAGGTTCTACCTGGGAAGCATTCAAGCAAAAGACCAAGATGGGTGACATTAAAGCCTTCAGCCAAAAGATGCAGGCTGATGAAGAAGGGAACCTGGCAAACCCTTAGGGATGTCAAACCGGGCTAGGGAACTGAAAGATAGGGCCTGGTTCTGGCATTTCTGGAAAATCACACCTGCTGAATATCGTTCCCTAACAGTGGCTGAACATCTTGCCATGCAGAATGTGATGAAAGAAGTTGCCAGGGCCAACCGTAGGGCTAGGGGTAAACGTGGCTGATACCCATACCAAGATTGAAGGGATGGACAAATTTCAGCATGCCCTGAATGAAATTCAGGACCAGCTTCCTAAGCAGGTGAAGGATGCAGCCCAGCAAATTGCCCATGACTGGATTTCAGCTGCCAGGAATAAAGCCCCCAGCCGATCCAGGGAAGCAGCCCAGGCATTGACCATTGGCAATGACCAGGATGGTGCCACTATTGTGAATGACCATCCCATGTTTTATGGTGAAGAATTTGGTGGACAGGCCAGGCCGGCGACTATGCAATTTCCACCACATCAGGGCCAACGGGGTTATTGGTTCTTCCCAGCAGCCAGGGCCAATGCAGAGAACTTCCAACAGATTTGGGAAAAGGCAATTGATGATGCCACCAAATCCTGGGACCATAAGGAGTAGACCATGGCCCTAGGTGGTGCTGCCAGAGAATTCATGCTCAAAATTGTTGCCGATGTTACTGGCGCAACTAAGGGCATGGACCAAGTTGAAAAGTCATCTGATTCCCTGAAAACCAATGTGTTGAAGGCTGGTGGTGCCATTGCTGGTGGCCTGGCAGTTGGTGCAGTTATCAACTTTGGTAAGGAATCTGTCCAGGCTGCATCTGATGCACAACAGGCCATGAATGGTGTCAGAACTGTCTTTGGTGACAGTGCTGATGAAATTGAAGATTTCAGCACAAAAGCAATCACATCCATGGGTGTCAGTGATGATGCTTTCCAAGGGTTTGCTACCACTACTGGTGGAATCCTGAAAGATATGGGT